TCTTCTCGTCGGTCCAGCCGTTGGTGTCGTCCGGCTCTCCGATCATCTCCCGGACGGCAGCGATCTCTTCGGTGGTTGCCATGAGCTACCTTCCTTCCGGGGTGGTGGCGAGGAGACCGAGCAGGCCGAACGGACGCCTCCCCGCCACCGTCTGTGTCACTCCGGGGCGTCGGCCTCGTCGTCGTCCTCGAGACGCGCCACGAGATCGGCCTTGACGCCGTCCGTGGTCATCGGCTCTTCTCCGGCGTAGTCCTCGTCACCCTCGCGCATCTCGTTGCGCTTGGTGATCTCGGCCCGAAGCTGTTCGTTGGTCCACTTCTCGTACGGCGTGTCCGCCAGCGACTCGTCCGCGAAGGCTCGAGGACTGACAGCATCGGTCGTCTGGTTGCCGGTGGCACCCAGCCCGACGCCCTGCTGCTGCTGTGCCCCGATCGCCGCCGGAATGGGCTGAGAACCCGTGCCAGCGTTAGGGTCGGGTGTCGGGCCGTCGGCCGGTTCGGGCGCGTTCTCAGCGTCCGCCACCCGGCTCTCGTACTCGTCGTACGACCAGAAAGCCGCTCGATCGGAGTCACCCTGGGGCACACCGAGCATCGTTGCGTTCCGACGCAGGCTCGCCACGTCCCAGCGACCGCGAAGGTATTCGTGGTCCTCCGGCGAGAGCTTCTCTTCGAGATTGATCTCACGAGACATGTTGCACATTCCCTTCTCTGTAAAGCTTTCGGACCAAAGGGGTCGCCCGTTAGAGAGCGACCCCTTTAGTTGCCGGAGGCTCCTACGCGTACTGCGTCGGAGGAGCGTACGACACGTTCGCCGTGATCTGCATCACGACGCCCGCACCTCGCTGACGGATGCCGGTGCCGAATCCCCGCTGGTAGTACGAGTCCTGCAGCGGGTAGTCCGGCGTGCGGCCCTTGACGATCCGGAGGCCGCGGAGCTCCTGACGAGCGTGCTCCCGGATGCCGACCGGGTTGGTCAGCGACTGGTCGCCGCCCGTGGCGAAGCCGACGACGTAACCCGCCGGAATGTAGTCTTCCTGGACGATCAGGAAGTCGCCGTACGAGCCGATGACGTCCATGCCCCGGAAGCTGCCGCCCGGACGCGAGCCGACGATCTGGGTTCCCGTCAGGAAGATCTGCGGGATCATGAAGGTCGCCTGGTTGGTGGCCGGGATGAAGTCGTACTTCGCGGTACCACCGTTCGGCGGGGACCGGAAGGTACGGATGACGTCGCCCTCCTGCTGGTTCACCAGCAGAACGAGCTCGGCTCCGTTGGACTTCGAGTAGCCGTGGTGCTGGAGGTTCTGCATCACGGTGTCGACGTCGCCGCTGTCGATCGTTGCCGCGCCGGACGTCAGGTAGTGGTTGTGCGTGCCGTCGAACGTGTTCGACTTGTAGTCCGGCGGCACGGTTCCGTCCGCGTTGTAGAACGCGTAGACGGTGTAGGGCCGGTTCCTGATGTCGACTTCGCGGTTGGTGTTCGAGAACAGCGTCCGCATGACCTCGTTGAAAACAAGGCGGTTGTCGGCTTCGAGGACCGACTGGTGCACCGACTCCACCTGGGCAGCCGTTGCCTCGGCGAGGTACTTCCAGGTGAAGCGGGTCGCCGTGTCGTACCACTCGAAATCGAAGCCCATCTGGAAGTACGACGAGGTCGGCCGCATCGACTTCGGAACACCGAACTCGGACGCGATCTCGAAGTCTTCCCCGCCGCCGAACTGCGGGATGGTGACGGTGGGCTGGTCGACGGTGTACGTCAGGAACGACACCAGCGCATCACGCCGGGAGTTCTGAACTGCCAGCGTCGCCTGGAATTCGGCCCAGATGTTGTTGAGCGGAACGCCATCAACCGTCTCGGTGATGACGTCGCCTTCGGTGTTGTAGCCCCGATCGCCACCCGCGATCGCGGTGACGAGACCAAGCTGCTTCCGCAGCCGCTCGTCCCGAAGAACGTTGATGTGGCCGTCGGCAACCGAACCGTACTCGTGCGTGGTCGGGAAGTAGAGGAGATCCTTGCCCCCGACAACAGAGAGCTTGCTCATGTTCAGCTCCCCACCCGGACGACGAGACGCGAGGCCTCGACCGTGTGCCCGATCGGCTTGTCGGTGTTGACGGTGGTCAGGGCACCAGCGGCCGAACCGTAGTAGCTCGTTCCGGCTGTGATGCCTGCGTGGTTCACGTCCATCTCGACGATCTCGCCGTCGGTCATGACGTCCACGACCTTGCCCGCCCGGACGATCTTCGTCAGAACGAGGACGCCCTTGACGCCCGAGTTTCCTGCACCCTTGACGACCGCGCCATTGGCGTCGAGGCCGACGGCGAACACCTCGTTGAGGTCCGCCTCCAGCCAGTCGGCTGCGAGAGGTGCGCGGAAACCGCCGTCGATCGGGTCGTACTTGTCGTATCGCGCCACTGCGGTTTCACCTGCTTTCGTTTGCTCTGAGGGACTTTCCCGGCTCAGTGACGAGCGAGCGCGGGGTACTTCGCGCGGAGGGCCGCTTCGTCGAGACCGTTGCCAGTCCCGCCCTTTCCACCGCCTCCGACGTTGGAGCCAGAGGAGCCCTGACCGCCGCCATTCTGGCCGCCGCCCTGCCCGCCCTTGCCTCCGCCGCTGCCCTGATCGTTGGCCGACTTGACGAGGAAGGACTTCTCCTTCGCCAGGCTCTCGGCCGCCTTCTTGAGAGCGGTCTTGTTGATGTTGCCTTCTGCATCGATCGCCTCGCTGAGGTCGACCTGACCGAGAGCCACATCGGGGTCGTGCCAGCTGAACCCGTCGAGCCCGAGGAAGGCGACCTTTGCCTTGAGCCCCTTGTTCTCTTCGGTCAGCTTGGAGACGGTCTGCTCGAGTTCGGGAAGCCGCTTCGCGATCTTCTCCTGCTCGGACAGGTCCTTCTCCTCAAGCTCCTTGAGCTTGGCGAGGGCCTGGGCCGCATTGCGGTCCGCCGCCTTCATCCGCTCCAGGACCTTGTCGTACTCGGCCTTCGCGATCGTGGCCGAGTCGTTGCCGCCAGCACCTTCTCCGGAACCACCGGTCCCGTCTCCGCTGCCGCCGTTGTCTCCGCCCTGGCCCTCAGAGCCACCCGCACCGCCGCCGTCACCGTTGCCACCGGCACCAGTTCCGTCATCGTTGCTCGGGTCGTCCGGAGACGCACCACCGATCAGGTAGAACGGGGAGCCGTCCCGCCTGTAACCCAGGGGAGTCGTGAACCTTCCGAGGCCACGCGCTTCCAGGTCGTTCACTGCGGATTCGCTGAGCCTCTGACTCACGATTCCCTCCAAGTAGTTGGTCTGCTTGGAAGACATTCTACACACGAATACAGAGCGCGCTAGTTGCCCTAAGCACCGTAATCGCGAAGCTTCTTCTCCATGAATGAATCGAAGTCGCCGCGAGCCATTCTGTCAATGAAATCGTCGGTGCTTATCGTCTCCGTGGTGACGAAGCAGAGGCAGTTAGGGTGCGGCTTTCCCGGGACATCCGCCTTCTTGAATACGCCAGGATCACCGCCCCTAAAATGCTGACGCTCTGCGTAACGATTGCACTCATCAGGTCGAGGATGGCTTCCCGAAAGATTCCACTTGAAGCCCGTAGTCCACGGATCGCCTTTTCTGAGGTCGATCTGGCTGCGATGGAACGCATTGTTGATCTCCGTACGGGCTAGGCGCATGGCCGCGTATGACACGCCACCACGAACGTTCGGATTGATAAGGCCTTTCACCGTTTCCGCGAGCTCTTTCGCCGAGAATCCGAGGAGAAGCCCACGATTGATGGCCTTGTCCACCAGCTTCTGCGAAAGAGCGCGGCTGTGGTACACCTGACGGCTCAGTGGAATGTCGTTCGCACCACGTGCCAGCAGATTCGCGACGTTTTCCTGGGCCTGCACCCGCATCGCCGCATCAAAGGACCCGTGCGTGACCCCGGCAGCTTCGAAAAGCACCCGATTTATAGCGATTTCCGCCTCAGCTGCGCCTTCTGCTGCCCGCATCATGCCGAGTTCCGTTGCCTTTGACACCGATCCCCAGAGCTCGGCCTGCAACCGGCGTAGCTGCTTCAGCTGGGCCTGCATCTGAGCACGCCGGAGAGCCGCTCCCTTCCCTGCCTTGCCCTCCAGCCGCAGGATGATCCTCTCGGCTTCGTTGGCCGCGTCACGGAGGATGACGGCAAGCTCCTTGTCGACAGTGCGCTGGAGGCGCACGTACCGACTAAGCGGCGTCGCCGGAGGCATCCTCGCCGTCCTCTGAGGCTAGCCGCTCGCCTTCGGGGTCTGCGGAGGGAGGGGGTGACGGGGCGGCCTCCAGCATCGCGGCCTGCTCCTGGATGATCCGAGTCAACTCGTCGGAAGCAAAGGGGATTCCGAGCTCGTTCGATAGGATCTGACGACCGGTAGTTGCCGACAGCAACGGAGGGTCGGTCATCATCATCGTGGTGACTTCGGTCAGGACAGCCTGTCGGTTGACGGGAAGCTTGTCGTTCTGGTTGATGATCGGCATCAGCCGGGCGTCGCCGAAATTGAGGCTCTCGTACACCGGGAACCACATCGTCGCCAGATCGTACGAGAACTGGGCGAGGACATCGGTGATGATGGTGTCCTTCTCGTCGGCCTTCGCCAGCATCGGAGCAAGCTGCAACGCGAGCGCCACCCCGGATTCAGCAACCTGCACGTCGATCTTACCGATCGCTGCGTCCGGGGTGCCGGAGGCTTCCTTCATGAAGTTGTAGATCATCTGGACGTGATCCTGGGCTGGCTTGACCGAGCCGACCCCAGTCACGCGCCGGAAGTCCGCCGGTACGTTCTCGACAACGCGTCCGGGACCGATGATCCAGTCCACGTCGTTTCCGTCCTCGTCGACCGGACCGCCGCCGCTCGTTGCGTAGAGCCCCAATCCGTCCAGGGCCAGCGCGACGTCAGTGTCGGAGACGGACTGGTTGATCGCGGCTATGATCCGTTCAAAACCACGGATCTCGGACGATCCGAACGGGTTCCCCGGCTCGTCGAAGTTGCGGAAGTGGTAGACCGGGATGGAGGTGATCCGGGGGTCCAGTTCGAACTTCGGGATCTCGTACATCGTTCCGGCCTTGGTGTCGTCAAACCACTTGTCCGGGTCGGCGATCAACGTGGAGGACTGGATCCTTCCCGTAGGCAACTTCTCGTACGTCTGCCGCCGCACGTATTGCTTCCC